ACTTACCTGTGGCCAGGATAGTACTTCCTGTTAGAGAATCGTCCCCAACATTGACACTTCCTTTTTTAGGGTCATTGGTGTATAGTTGGAAATCACCATTATTATCGAACTTAGCAAACAATCGAACCCTTCGTGTACCTTGATGCCAGTACTCATTCGGAGTCATGTAATTATTGGTATCTGATTCTGGATTGTACTGACTTAGGATACGAGGAGCACCTGTGATAGATACCGAAGTTGGTAATTGACTTATCTCAGGGAATGCAGCTGCTGATAAAGAAGTTCCTGTATCTGTACCCGTATCATCTCCACCTGTATCTGTACCCGTATCATCTCCACCTGTATCTGTACCCGTATCATCTCCACCTGTATCCGTGTCATCATTTGAGATGTTTGAGGTGTTAGTACCAGCGGTACCGCCCGTTATCAAAGCGATTGCACGTAAGTCTTTAATTAAAGGAGACTTAGAAGAGTTCTCTGAATGCATTACAATCTTAATCTGGAATGCGGTAAACTGTTCTGACTCATGAGTATACTCATACTCTGGGAAATTAGATGGGTTGTCGCTTGTAGGAATTGCTCTGTCTATATCAACCTTTACCCATTCGTGTATGGATTCTCCTTCTACAGCAGTAGATGCTACCAAGGTGTCTTCGTCTGGTGCTGTCTTAACATAGACTTCAAAGTCAGAACCAGATGGTCGGTTACCTGAAAATATTACCTTCAGACCAAGTGAGGACTCATCAACAACAACTGGTGTTGTGATGTGTTGCGCAGCATATGCAAACGTGGTATAATCCGGTGTATCTGTATTAGGATCATATACATCGTGATCAATTACGTTTTCTAGTGTCATAACCGCAACACGTTGAAGGTCAATTACAGGAGAAACTTTTGGATCTGCTGTGACCAATGATAGGTTCAATTTTAACGTTTCAGTAGATACGTTTTCAGAAGAAGCAACAATCTTTGGTAGAGAGTTCAAATTATATTCATTTACAAAGACCGGAACTTCGTTCTGTAACGTGTATACAAACTGATCTGTTGTACGACTGTCTGAAGAAGAACCATAGGATTTTGCGACAGGCGCAATCAACCCTGCATTTATTTTAGTAGTGTTAGGTACTACTGCTTGGATCTGTGGCACGAACGTATCATAGTAGACTTGCTGTGAAGCGATAACCGCATTACCACCACCAGATGAACTAGCGCTTGCTACAGTAGGAACCTTAACATAATAACCGTCCCATGTTGGTTCATATACTTCAAGTAGACCGTTCATTTCTGAAGCGGGAACTCCACCAATATCATTGACAACGCCTGAGATAGAAACTATATCTTCGTCACTGAATCCGTGACCTTGATGATAAATCTTTACTATTCCGTTGTTAGCAATATCATCTGTATGAGTCAGACCGGCAACAGTTTCAATAGGATTAAATTCTAATGTGACTTTAGGTAAAGGCGCATTATCTAATACTAAATTACCTGATGTTTCAAAATTAGCTCGATGTAACTTGAACATTAAGTCTTTACTTTGATCTGGTGTCCATGTGCTAGAGTTTTGAGATAAGAATAATGAACCTAGAGTAGAAATTCTTGGAGCCTTATCTTGATTACTACCTATGACAAACTCTTCTGATTCCGAAATATATACGTTATACTCTACGGATTCACTGAATAATATTATCGCATATTCTTTACCACCTGTCAAGTAAATCGGTTCGTCAAACTCAACAGCAGTTGCGCCAGTAGTCACTAGTGTATTCATTCCTTCGTTTTCACCTGAAATAGAATCATATGAAGTGACAGTAACATCATCGGAATTGACAAACACAACTGAGCCTGGAACGACCTGATTGGTAGGAACTCCATTCTCTACCGTACGAATCTCAACCTGTAGTGGAGCAGTACTATCCTTAGACTCCATGAATACGTCTAGCTGAGTTAGGAATATACCGTTAGGGTTTTCAATCTGGTCAACGAAGAATGTCTGCGCTAAAGGATCATTACGTCCTTCACTTCTGTAGATTCTTCTAGTAGTATCGATATTACCCTGAGCGGTATCTAAAGCACCTTGTGATGAATAGAACGCAGATGTAGATATAGTAGACTCAGCGTCATACAGACTTACGTCTAACAACTCAAACTTTTGAGTTCCTGTTCTAAACTTCAAAGATTCTGTATTAGGTAAGAAGAATGATCCGATTAGCTCACCCTTATTATCTGTCTGCAAGAGAGTTGGTCCACCTAAGTCTGCTGGATATCCTGATTCGTTTGCATACTCACTACCAAATTCTTGTGGATTATCCGCAAATCTTTGTGTGGTTGATTCCTGTCGAACCCAATCACTTACGTCTACACCGTCAAAGTATGCAAACATCTTAGTGTTAGGACGAAGTCCTTTGGCGACGAAGTTGATTCTACGAGAACGCATATACGGAATGATTTGCTGTCCACCAATAGTTTCACCAAGCAAGTCTTGTGCGTGAACCATATTTTCATATTTGTATTGATATTCAGCCAAAGGCATATGTAAGTTACTATTGAATGACGTTACACTACCGTCGATCCAATTATAACTACCGCCGTACCACAAATCTTCTTGAGTGTGATAAATGCTTTGTATTACCGGAGGCAAATCTCTAGATTCTCTCCACTCATCCGATGATGGAGACAATTCTAAATTACCGATATACGATACTACAGTATGAGGATTAACATTAATAAAACTAGTAGCAAGTTCCTGTTCGGTGAATTCGACTTCAACATATGGTAGGGTAACCAAATCACCCTTCTTGCTTATTACGGTATCAACGTTATCTGCGCTATATGATAGTCGTACTGAATTTTCACGAAAAGATGCCTGTAACAATCCACTTCTATCAACGGACGCTCTATAGTTCTCGTTATTAATGTCAGAGTAGTCGAATGTGCTAAAATTATCAGCGAAGAATCCTGACTTAACTCTTGACTGCCCTTGGTTATCAGTAATGACTAGGGACTGAGTATTAGTTTCCAAGAAACTCAATGCAGTCCTTTCATACAACTCATCCAAACGTCGTTCTAATTTTGCGATATCTTTCATAGTATATCGCTTGTTTGGAATATAAGCTGTCGAAACGTCAGATGCACTGAATGTGTAAGGGCTCAAAGTAAACGTATATAGCGACAGTGAACCTACTGGAATCTCTGGTTCCTTTGGAGTTATACTAGGAACCCCCTGTATAACCTGTAGTTCACCAAACCCAATGCTGCTGTTTACTGCGTTCGCAACTAGAACGTCAATACGAGGTAAGTAGTATTCTATATCATTGATAGTGATGGCAGATGCATTCTGAGGTAACTCTGCGACTACGTTGAATTCTCCGGTGTAACCAAATGTTCGGGAAGGTCGGAAGTCTAATACATCTCTTAAAGAGATGGACTGACCTGTCGCACTGGTATGGTTAGGGATATTTTCATAACTATCGTCTGCATAAGATGAAGCAGAGAAGAACGTGCTTCCGCTTGGTCCAGTATGTGTATAATGTGTGTATGTAACCTTTATCTCAGATTGGCCACCTGTAGGTAAAAGATATCCTGGCTTCAAGTACACGACAGCTTCGTCATAGAAGTTATCACGTTGACCGCCATCTAGATAAAACTGGTGAGTGATGTCTTCAGCAGCAGACCAATCTGTACCAGAACTATCTCTGAATAAAACCGATTGAAGAGAGATACCATCTACGGTATCTGTGAATACAGGACGTTTCTCCCAGTCTATCGATGGAAGAGTCTGTGTTTTTTCTGCAACCGTTATTGTTTTTGTGCGAGGTGTTGCGTTAGAGACCTCAACGTAATATGCAATATCATGATTTTTGTTTGGCCTCAGACCCGAATATACACCCGCCATACTTGGTACTGATTCTGGACCAGTTAGAATAGAGGTTTCGGACTCTGCGATTATCCAACGATTAGTTTCAACGCCAGACAAACTAATAACACCTTGACTATCAGACTGTATTCTAGTATATCTCTGTACAGTATAGTTTGCAGTAATCGAATCATCTTTTGGACTGGTTCTAGGTAGCGGGAACAGCAGACTATTGTTAGATGACTCATGTATTGTGCTATCTACTAATTGAATTCTTGGGCTACCAGCGCCTGGAATATTATCCTGTAATGATACTGCATCAGCAAAACTATGATATCCTGTACCACCTTGTATTGAAGACATACGAATGTCAAAAATGTATAGTCGGTAACCAAATGAGTCGGATTGTATACCACGGACGTTACAGAAACCTATTACAGATCCGCCTGATGCTGCGTTGTAGATAGCCAAATATCCAAATACATCTAATCTACCGAAACCTTCAGATGAGGTTGGGTCGATATAAACATAGTTACCATATGCAACTGGTACTGGTTCGTTAAATGTCTGAAGAGTTTGTCTTGCTTTTGGTACGGTAATATCCGTTTGACCAAATTCTAATCGATAACCATCTACATATGCTATACCTTCAGAAACATCTAGATTTAAATTAGTGTTATCCAGAGGTTCGAATATCGCAGTAAACTTATCTACAACATAGTCACCAGACTCTTCTTTTGTTCTTCGTGCAAGCAGATCATTAACTCGACTGTATGCATCGAATGTACTTACCTCGCGTGTGATAACACCGTTAACAACACGTGCGACAAATATAAAGTTTTGACTTATATCTACTTGATCACGAGTAGTAGGTGTTAGTTTGATCTGATATCGATGAGCGCCTGGCGCAGTGATATCTGGAACTTCGCCTTGGTTATCATATAGATTAGTATCTTCGCTCTCATCTACGATTGATTCTTCAATCACAAAACCGATATCTGCCGTTGGTTCTGTGCTATACTTTGATAGGAAAGATTCTCCACCTTCCATGTAAACAAAGTGTCCCTGTACAAAGAACTCGCCTGGCGCAAAGTACGCTTTAGTGCCACGACCTGCTGCCGGAATTTCATCTTCACTGTCGTCGATTACAGTAAGAGTAGAATTATCTGGGCGAGTTAAAATGTCTCCTGATTCAACACGAGGTGCTTTCTCCGTGTCGGTTACATTTGAAGTATCTGTATATCTAACATAAAGAGTTGCTGGATCTTGATCTGGTACTGCACTATACACCTCAAGAACAATAAACTGTATAGTGCCGTTAGTTAGAGTCTCACCAACTAAACTAGGATCTATAACACTATTAGCATCAAGACGAATATATTCTATCCTATTATCAACTGTCGAACCACCTGGGCTGACTAGTGCACCTTCTGTAAATATGTTACGACCGAAACGTGCAATCTCTTCGTGTATTATTGTTTGTGATTCATTTAACTCACGTGCTTGAAGAGCCCTACCTGAATTATAGAGTACACGATAATAACCATCTTTCGGATCGTAAAAATCGCGGTAAGTTTCTCTGAACGTCTTATCTGTAAAATCTGCCATGATTTATCCTAAACGGTTATTACGATCTTAATATCTTCTTGTTGTTCTTCGTCGCGTCTGATTCTTGTTCTTGTCTCAATATATAGGACTTCACCAGAGAAGCGATCTATACCATTTACTGGAGACAATCCACCCGTTGCGATAACGCCCGCAACCTGACCTTCTTGAACTACGGCCTCATTTTCTTCAAACTCAACAAACCCCGTTGATTCATTTTGATGGTAATGAACAACGTTACCGTCGGACTGATCAACATATGCCTTGGCGGTACTAGTTCCGCCTGTTATAAGTTTTCCCGACACAAATGGTGAGGTATCTTCTAATGTTAATGTAGGTAATGCCTTTACCGAAGTTCCGGTGAACGGAGCAGATCCGTCTGGTAGTAAAGGTGATTTGATAAGACCCATTTCACGGAAAGTATTTTGTGTGATAAATGTTCCGTTGACATTACCGTCTGGTTTGATACCGGCTAGAATAGAACTTGTTTTCAAATCATCTATAGGGTTCTTACCCAAACCTTCTGAGGTAGTTACTACTGGTACTGCTGTACAGTTTTCGGTATCACCGTCGGTTATTGTAAGCGAAGCGTAAGTATATCCAGAACCGTAGTCAGTCATTTTAATTTCAGTAACCTTACCATCAACGTCAATAACGGCAGTAGCAGTTGCGCCTGATCCATCACCGACTACTGTGACTGTAGGTTCAGTTATGTAACCAAGACCCTGTGTGATTACTTTTGCACGAGTGACTTGACCACCTACAGCAGCAAGATGAACATCACGTTGTAGATCTTCGATTGAATCTCCACCGTGGTAATCTGGTTCCGTTTCTTGTATCGGAAAGTGATTGGATGATAAGAATTGATAGATGCGCTCTGGAGTTATGGAATATAAGAACTTCCATGTATATCCATCTCCAGTTTCAAAAACTTTGGTATGGTCCCATGTGTTGGTAGGATCTATTGAATCTAGAAGATCTTTATGGTAGCCGTAATTAGGCTCGACCATAGATTGCTTTGGACTACCGTCTATATTCTTACCGTAATCAATACAAACGTATACTTCTTTAGCATCGTTCAATACGTAAAATGGCGTCCATGGCTCTACGATATCCGAAGGAGTTGCGTCATCCCATCCAGTGTATATCGATCCCGATGACCAATTTACTCTCTTGGCAACGAATGTTGAACCCTCGATCTTCTTGATCGATTGTAGGTTATGTCGGAACTCTCTTTCATCACGTGGACAGTCTACAGGGTCTATAGTTGTTTCCGAATTCTCTGAAACTGGAAATTCGTCTGATTTACCGATACCAATATAGTAGCTGTCAGAAGATTGCATATCTATCAGCAGATCCTTCGCTAAGCTCCTACTTAATGTCTGTCTTACAATTGCTGCCATGTTCTTATCCTACGCATGTTAGAAATATTATTCTTATATTTATAACGTTTTTATGAGTCATTTAAAAATTTGTTTAACCATGATTCTTTTTGATGATGATTCATCAATAAGTCTTTGTATATTACCGGAAGTTCATATGCACTACTTCTCCACTGGGAGACATGTTTAAGTGCTTCGTCCTTCAGCGGCTGTAGATATTCTTCGTAACTATGAACCTTCTGAGCACTTCCTTCAGTCGTCCTATCGATACAATATAAGTCGCTTGACATTGATAGGAAGTAACACAGATTTCCCTTCTGGTGTTCTGCTAATAACTTGTAGGTGTATGCGTGATCTTCTCCGTTACCAATATCTTCGTTCATTTTTATTTGTGCAGACTTACGACTCTGCAACATAATGAAGTCAACCGACACTGGACGTTCATCAATAAACAAATGACTTTCTTGTGGTCCTAAGTTTTCGTGAGGAGCGCACATCGATGTTCCCCATACACTTGCAAAGTAAGTTTCATTAACTTGCCAGTAATGTCCCGAAACCAATTCCCAACTGCAAATAGAATCACATGGTACCACACCTAACACGTCAATACAAGGATAATGCTTATAATGATTCCACAGCGACTGTAAGTACGACGGATATAAAAAATCATCTCCATCGATCTGAGATACAAAATCACAGTCACTTTCTAGAAATACATCTAGACATGCATTCTTACCGCGGCCGGGTTTGCCATTACTTTCCGTATTGACTACACGGAATGGTAGATTAAGTGCGCATACATCTTCGTAGTATCCTTCATGAATACTATTTACAACGATCACCACTTCCCATTCGATTGGTTCAATTTTGATGACTTGTTGGGCAGATTTAACTAATCGTGCTAACTTAGGAATGTCGTTGGAAGTCAACAACGTTGTCATCAATTTCATTATTCTGCCTCAAAGAAGAATGTCTGAAATAATCTACCGTCGTATTGGTTTGAACCAAAGCCGGGAACTACACTGCGATGATAGTACATCGCATCATATAATACCAGTCGGTTGTAAATATTTTTAGATTCTGCAACAATGTCCCAGTCACCTTCAACCAACTGGAATTCATTAAAATCTACTGGACATGAATCTTCATGTTTCATAATTCCAGTCTGTCTATGTTTATAGATTGCAGTTCCGGAATCTAGAGGCGCGTCAGGCGTTAGATACACGACTCCCGCATAGGACATTTTATCGTGATGAATCCATGTCTTGCAGTTTTCGGTAGTGTATTGGAAGGAAGTGTTATAGTTGTCTAGTGGAAAGTATGTTATTGCTTTTCCTATGATCCCCTCTAAAGAGTTTTTCATAGAATCAACATATCCACCAGCATTGGTACATGGAGATGTTCTTAGGCCGGGATAGTTACCCGACACATTAAATTCTAGACTTAAAGCATAATCCCGAACTGAGTCGGGATCTGCATAAAAATTATCAATTACTGTAAACATAATATACCTGTATGTGGAACCCCCTTTCGGGGGTGTATTCAATTACGATATTTTACCAATCTTGACTCTTAGATTATTGCTATTGTCAAAGATATCAATACTGTTACTTGTGAACTCAATACGTTCATTGGGTGCTGTCCCTGTATTTAGTAGTCCACTCATATCCACAAATCCTTGGTTATTTGTCAACTCAGTAAAAGTGGAATTCGTCGTAGTATTTATTCTGTCAACTGTTGCCCTGTAAACACGACCAGTTCCAATATGCCAATAAACATCCCCAGCATATATAGTGTTCACTGTACGGAACTGTCTAATCATAGCTGATGCAGTTGAGTTAATGTTACTAGGTAGATTTGCGCTGGTATCAAACAATACTGCATTACCAAATCCGCCGACTGGACCCTGTGCACCTATTGAACCAGAAACTCCCTGTGGTCCCTGATCTCCAATAGCACCTTGAGCACCTTGGTCACCCTGCGCTCCAGTTTCACCTTGGGCACCTTTATTACCTACAGATCCTTGAGCACCTTTATTACCTACCCCACCTTGAGGGCCTTGGTCACCTTGTGGTCCATCCTCACCTTGGGCACCTTTATTACCTACAGATCCTTGAGCACCTTTATTACCTACGGCACCTTGAGCACCTTGGTCACCTACAGATCCTTGAGCACCTTTATTACCTACCCCACCTTGAGGGCCTTGGTCACCTTGAGGACCATCTTCACCCTGAGCACCTTTATTACCTACGGCACCCTGAGCACCTTTATTACCTACGGCACCTTGAGCACCTTGGTCACCTACAGCACCCTGATTACCTACTAGACCTTGAGCACCTTGGTAACCAACTGCTCCCTGACCACCTTGTTCACCCTGATTACCTACTAGACCTTGAGCACCTTGGTAGCCTACGGGACCTTGACCACCTTGTTCACCTTGTGGTCCGACTAGACCTTGAGCACCTTGGAATCCAACCGCACCTTGGGCACCCTGCTCACCTTGTGGTCCGACTAGACCTTGAGCACCCTGATAACCAACTGCTCCCTGACCACCCTGTTCACCCTGTGGTCCGACTAGACCCTGTGCACCTTGGAAACCAACTGCACCCTGTGCACCCTGCTCACCTTGTGGTCCGACTAGACCTTGAGCACCTTGGTAACCAACTTCACCTTGGCCTCCCTGCTCACCTTGAGGACCAACTAGACCCTGTGCACCTCTGAATCCGACCGGACCTTGTTCGCCCTGTTCTCCTTGATTACCTACTAGTCCCTGTGCACCTTGGAAACCAACTGCACCCTGTGCACCCTGTTCTCCTTGTGGTCCAACTAGACCTTGAGCACCTTGGAATCCAACTTCACCCTGAGAACCTTGTTCTCCTTGTGGTCCAACTAGACCCTGTGCGCCTCTGAATCCGACCGGACCTTGACCGCCTTGTTCACCTTGATTACCAACTAGACCCTGTGCCCCTTGGAATCCAACTTCACCTTGGGAACCTTGTTCACCCTGTGGTCCGACTAGACCCTGTGCACCTTGGAAACCTACAGCACCCTGACCACCCTGTTCTCCTTGAGGACCTACTAAACCTTGAGCTCCACGCTCGCCTTGATTTCCTTTATCCCCTTGTTCTCCTTGGTTACCTACTAGACCTTGAGCACCTTGAACACCGACAGCACCTTGGGAACCTTGCTCACCCTGTGGTCCAACTAGACCTTGAGCACCTTGGAAACCAACTGCGCCTTGAGCACCTTGCTCTCCTTGATTACCTACTAGACCCTGTGCACCTTGGAAACCTACAGCACCTTGCGGTCCAGTGTCACCTTGAGCACCAGAATCACCTTGAGCACCCTGATCACCTACAGCACCTTGAGGACCAACTAGACCCTGTGCACCCGCATTACCCTGCGCACCAGTATCACCTTGAGCACCCTGATCACCTACAGCACCTTGATTACCTACTAGACCCTGTGCACCTTGGAAACCTACAGCACCCTGTGCACCAGCTTGACCCTGTGCACCCGCACTACCCTGAGAACCAACTGTACCTTGCGGTCCTACAATACCCTGTGCGCCAGTTTCACCTTGTGCACCAGTATCACCTTCAGCACCTTGTGGACCTGCGTCACCTGTAGCACCTTGTGGACCTATCGGGCCTGGGGTTGTACCTGCTGGTCCTTGAGGACCCGCATCGCCAGGCAATCCTTGTGGACCTACTGGGCCTGGCGTAGTTCCTGCTGGACCTTTAGGGCCTGGATCACCAGTAAGACCTTGACCACCCTGCGCTCCAGTTTCACCAGTTGCACCTTTTTCTCCTGTGGCTCCAGTTTCACCTTGTGCACCAGTGTCTCCGACTGCACCTTGAGGACCAACTAGACCCTGTGCACCAGTGTCTCCCTGAGCACCTTTATCACCAACGTTACCTTGAACGCCAACAGAACCTTGAAAACCTTGACTACCTTGGACACCTTTATCACCAACGTTTCCTTGTAGACCCTGCTCTCCTTGTTCTCCCTTATCGCCTTGAGAACCTTTGTCTCCGACGTTGCCCTGAATACCAGCAGATCCCTGTGGGCCCGCTTCACCCTGAGCACCTTTATCTCCTACTTCACCCTGTACGCCGGTAGAACCTTGTGGTCCATCTTCACCTTGTGCACCACGAACACCGACATTACCTTGAACACCGACAGTACCCTGTGATCCTTGAACACCCTGTCCACCCAATGGACCGACGTTACCTTGAAGTCCAGTAGACCCTTGAGCACCAGCTTCTCCTTGTGCTCCTATCTCACCGACATTACCTTGAACACCCTGTGGACCAACCGTACCCGGCGAACCTTGAGGACCCAATAGACCAACATTACCTTGAATACCTTGGAAGCCCTGTGGTCCCCGATCACCCTGAGCACCTAATGGACCAACATTACCTTGGACACCTTGTTCACCTATAGCACCTTGTCCACCCTGTGGTCCTAGAGGTCCAACGTTTCCTTGAACACCTTGTTCACCTTGAGAACCCTGAATGCCCTGAGCACCTAATGGACCAACATTACCTTGGACACCTTGTTCACCTTGTGCGCCGGCCTCACCTTGAGGACCCAATGGACCAACGTTACCTTGGACACCTTGTTCCCCTTGTGCGCCTTGCTGACCTTGTGCACCTAATGGTCCAACGTTTCCTTGAACACCTTGTTCTCCTTGTGCTCCTTGTTCCCCTTGTGCACCCAGTTCACCGACATTACCTTGGACACCTTGCTCACCTTGAGAACCCTGAATACCCTGAGCACCCAATGGTCCAACGTTACCCTGAACACCTTGTTCTCCTTGAGCACCCCGCTCTCCTTGAGGACCTAGTTCACCGACGTTACCTTGAACGCCTTGGAAACCCTGAGCACCTCGTTCTCCTTGTGCACCCAGTTCACCAACGTTACCTTGGACACCTTGTTCTCCTTGTGCGCCCCGTTCTCCTTGTGGTCCTAGTTCACCGACATTACCTTGGACACCTTGCTCACCTTGAGCACCCTGCTCTCCTTGGGGTCCTAGTTCACCAACGTTACCCTGAACACCTTGGAAACCCTGAGCACCAACATTACCTTGTGGTCCTATAGGTCCAACAGTACCCTGCCATCCTAGAGGTCCTTGTGGACCTATCGGGCCTGGATCACCTTGCGGACCTTTCTCACCAATATCAGTATTGTCAATTAGTGTGTTGATGTCAGAAATTTGTTGATCAAGTGTACTGATCAATCCTTCGTTCTGAGTTACCCGTGTGCCTAAAGCATTTACGGTAGCACTATTACCAATAGCATCACTTAGGTCTGCACTTCCGATTGCTTTGCTTACAGAGCTGTCAACGATATCACTAAGATCTCCTATAGAAATATCACCATCACCTGACAGCGTGGTTAGATCATAAAGTTCTTGGAAGTTTGCATTAATTTTTTCACTGGCTTCACGGAGAGTATCTCCCTTTCCGTCGTTGGCAGCTCCGCCTGTGTCTAGAATTCTTCTTGTCATTTTGGATTCCGTTATTAGTGGTCTGATGCGTCTAAAGTTTCATAATCTTGAGATAGGTCTAAACCTTCATCATCCAATGTTGGGGATTTCACGCCTGCCCATTCTGCGACTGTGGTGAAATCATCTACCAACTGCTGTAAAGAAATGTCATCATATTTGTCTAGTGTTTCTAAAGAACTCACGACAATACCTGTAGCAGTGTCTTTCTGATCCTGAGTTCGTTTATCAATATCGTCATTCTCTTCCATAGTAAGTAGAGAATATCTTGCTTGTACATGTGAACCCATCTGTCTAGTCTGGAGTTCGATAGCATAGTTAGGTACTTCTAGAGGATCTGTAACTTCTCCCGCTTCAAGACCAACCTCAGCAGAACTCTGAGTGACGGTCTCCACTGCAAGATAGAATCCTGCTGGATGTACCAGTTTTTTATATAATGTTTCAAAATCTAATAACGATAGACCTGTTCTCAAAAGAACTGAGAATATTTGATATCGTCTATCGTCTTGAATGTAGTGTAGTGACTGAGGTCCAATCAATGAACCGCCAGGTTTATCATTCAGAATAAAGATGTCTCTCTTAGGATAAGACACCTCAACGTCTTCATTGAAGAATGCCTTGAAAAACTGTTCGGTTGATATTTGTGTTCCTTTTGCTCGATATAAGTCCGCAAGTAATCTTGTCATTAATCGCGGATTCTTATAGAACGAAGCAGATTCTAATCCATCGCTGAGCTCAGCAATTAATAGATCCAAATATCGCAGATCTGTTGATGCAATGTTTCTTATGTTGAACAGTCTTTGAATTTGTTCGTCAAAAGAAATAGATCCGTCTTCACCCGTATATTTATAATAAGTCTCTAGAAAAGAAACTAGTTTAGGATATTCTGTCTGATAAAACTCAGGTAGAATACTCTTTACTTGATTCTGGTGGAATTTAGGATTAATCCTATATTGATTCTCTAGAAATTCGGACATTATAATAAGACCTTAGTAGACCCTTGCTCTGTATTACCAATTACTGTAGATCCACTTGAGTCTAGTTTTATGATGTAGTTCCTCAACGGGGATATTGTACTCTGGTTTGCTGGAGTTGCAGATATCTTTAATCCGCTGCTCAAGTAACCATCAACATCAATACGAAGGGCTCTGAGATTCACTGTACCTTTCGCTGCATCATAGAAACCCGCATTGCTTAATTTGACATCTCCGTTGACATCGAACAATTGTAATCGAGTAGACCCCAGTTCATTTCTAACGAATACGTTTTTATCATACCACTTAAACATAGACGACTGAATAATATGATCGTCTTTATCTGGCGAAGCGATAACGACTGGGTAGTTTATTGTAAAGTCTTTTTCCAAAAAAGTCAAGTCTTCTGACTGAGGATCTAGTGCTTTTCTAGCAACATTTAAATCAGTAACTATAGAATCGATGTCCAATCGTTGTTGAACTTTGACTTCCATCTTAGAGTTTAGGATTGCGTTGGAGTGATTGTCTATCAGAGTTAATAGATTAGATCGTCTGAATGATGAATCAAATGAACTCAATGTCAAATTTGTATATTCAGTAATAATAGATTCGACCGCAACCTCTAATTGTGAGGCAGAAATATTCTTGACTGGATCAACATTGAATCTAGTAATCAGTTCCAAATATGTAATTTCGGGATTGACAAATTCTGTATCTATAGACATAATAGATAAGTTGGATGTCAACTGACTACGTATCAAGTTCTCTATTGTAGTTTTGGATTCTTCGTTTATACCGTCAGCGAAATTTAAACTAACAAAAACTTTACCATATTGTGGGGGTATGTTATCATTACCACCCCATGTTGAAACATCTCTTAAATAACTACCATACTTACTCATGATCATACCAGTGTAATCGTCAGCAGTAACCAAACGGTTTTGTGCAGAGAATGCCAGAGGCGCGTTCATCTTGATCTGAGAAATAGACTCACGGGAAGAACCTCCCGCTGATGCAGATACCAAAGATATATTAGTTGAGTAGTCTTCTCCCGTATATTCATTCAGGTTGAATTCAGAACCACCATTTCCCTCTACCCCAGAGGTAGAGATATACTCGATTGAAATTATATTACCTGCTTGTGGTCGCTGACCAAGCACATTACCGTCACCGAACAAGACTTCATAAAAACCATTCATTGCTTCGCGTACGATATAAACACGAGATTGATCGGTAATCGTCGCAACTTCTTTTATATTGAAATAATTATTAGACTCGCTTGTGTTTCCGTTAGGGAATACAGATATCGACATAGTAGAAACATCTATATTATTATCTGATATGACATATGGTACATCTATATTACTATCGGCCAAGAAAGTTTTTGTCTTGACTTTTCCTTCTACTAGTGTTACATTAGGAAATACAAACTTACCTGTGGTATCATTAATCGCTTCATATGTTTGTAGTGTAAAAAACTCATAGTTAGTTTCGTCGATCGTGACGAAGAACTTGGACCCTGCATTTAGTGGTAGAGATGCAGGTGCATTATTCAATACTGTTATTTCTACATCTACCACCGCACGAGCTGCAGTCATCGATGTAGGGAAATACCCTAGACTCTCTGCGTGAGATACAACAGATGAACGTAATTGAGATGTGCTCAAGAACGATTCATTGATTGACATGTTTGCAATAAGACCATTGATGTGTGTATTGTATGCCAACACATCCATAATATTAGACAGTCCACTTGCCTCAAAGTCATAATCTGCAAACTCATCACTTTGCTTGAAGTACGTCTTTAGTTTAGACTTGATATCATAGAAATCTAAGTCGGATGAATTAATAGTCATTTATCTTGTCCTTGCAATAGTTAGTCCTAGAGTTACTCGTTTAGTAGATCCTATAACATCAAATACAATAACCACATTAGCGGTATTGTAATCTTCTTTGATGGTAACTTTCACGTCTACTAATTTTGCTCTAGGTTCATGTGCTTCAATCGTTTGTCGTACTCTGTTCTCAATATCGGATGGTTCTAGATCGGTTGATAGAGAGAATAGAAAAGTTTCCAAACCTCCACCATAATACGGACGAAAAGGTGTCTTACCTCTTTCTGTCATTAATAAGTTTTTAACTGATTGTTTGACTGCTGCAGCATCGGTGACCTTATAGATGTCACCTGTAGAAGGTTTTGCGGTAAAACTAGTATCGATATCTTTGTTGATGCGCTTAATCGATGTAGTGATCGGAGCGTTATATAGATTACCGTCTTCTATTGAAAAATTCTTTGCCATTAGTCTATCAACTCTTTTTGTACTATTTATACAGAAATTGCAACATCGATTGAAGGCAATTCAGGTAAAGTTATATCGAATGAAGTTGGGACACCTATCATACCAAGAACGTCACATAAAGTCAAGTCAATAAAATCAAATATAGCACCTAATCCTATAGCATTGAAAAACTTCTTAACAATCTTAACCCAATCGAATAGTAGTCCTTTCTTTGCGTTCTCGAACCAATCCCTAGCCGCAGTAGTCAATTGATGTATCTCATCTTCTATACAGATAGTTTTCTTATCAATATCACCCCCGAACACATCCTTTAATGCTATGTTGAATGGTGCGGGAAATGGTAGCGCAAGTTCAGTTATCTGTGATAACATGTCATCTTTGATTTTAGTGATCTCTGCATCCATGTCAAAGTTCTCTATATCCGATTGTAGTTGTTCTGCCTGATCCTCTATGCGTTTTATTTCACGCTCTGCTTTTGCCTTTGCCGCTTCTACCTGAGCACGTATCCATGCGGCAATATCAAAGTCTAACAACATAGGTAAAGGGGGTAGACCTAGCGCGTCCCATATCGTTTTGAACTTACCGATTAGTTTATCGAACAGTTCAAATAATGATCCGGTAACAAACGCCATGATCTCGTTCTTGATGTATGACCATGTAAGTTTTGCCTTCCACTCACCACATTCCACACCAAACTCACCGTTGAAGTATTGGTACTCGGCTGGAACTAAGCTATAAAAGGTATCAACGATTTGATTCTTCGTTTCCTGTAGCGTATCCATCGCAGAGTCATAGGCATCTTGTTCTAACTTACCACTTTCGAAATCATCCTTCAGTTGTTGTAGACTTGCGCGGAACCCTTCGGTGTCTCCACTAATCTGTGCCTTGAGTCTCTCTTGTTCTTCAGCGGTAGATATTTTCAAAACATCTATGGATAGTCCAAGTATAGGCACAGTAAATGTCACTGGTATGATTGCACTGATAAGTTCCATGATCTTCATGGGAATGAATATATGGTAGTCCTGTATGAGTTCAGTGAATGCGTCTTCCGCTTCCTTTTCCCAATCTCGTACCTGACCTTTCTGCCACCACGGGGCTAGTAGATCACCAACTCCCTCTATCGTATCGGTAATCTCTTTTATCTGATCTTCTATTTCTTTCTGAATCTCCAGACCAATGTCCATTGATTCTAGTTTCTCAATCTCTGCGTCTAGTTGCGCACGTGCGTCACCCTCAGCCTCTCTCGCTTGACGTTTGAGATCTTCTATTTGGTCTAGTGCCTCTGTCTTCTGTGCTTCCAGTTGGGACTGTGCGTCCACTAGCATACTCTCCAAGTCCGACGGGATCTTAGAGATCTGATTCATCATATTAACATAATCTGCTTTAGTGGGTAGGTTCCCACCACCACAAGGTAAACTAGTCATGAGTTTATTTTAACAACAGTTCCGGATAAGGATATTTTATCGGACGCCCGTACTGTTACATTCTTTGCAGAAATCTTCGCGTCACCTGTGACAATTATATTACAATCACCTTTAATAGTTATATTAGCGTCCTTATCTCCTCTGATCTCTATATCACCCTTGACCCGTAGAACGTCATTCTCCTGTATGGTGGTATCACGACTACCGTCGTCTTGCATCTCATAGTATGTACCTGACCTATGTTCTTCACGGATACGCCCATTTGAAGAATCGTCATATTCTTTAAAGTGGCCTGTCTCAGTCTCATAGACTTTATTGTACGGATATGCATTCAACGCCTTCTCGTTTGTGTCATCTTCTTTCGGAATCGACCCCACAACCAACGGCAACTGAGAGTTCTGACCATCCAAGAAGATACCAAAAACCTGAGTACCCACTAACATACCAAGATTCTGTCCTTTACCTTCATGTATTGCTGTTGTAACCGGAATGATCACTTGTGCCCAAGGTAAATCTTTATCCTTGATCTCATCGTATACACCGTGCACTTTGACCTTAACACGTCCTAGTTTCAGTGGATCAAAGATATCGACCACGGTACCTAGGAACCATCGTGTATGGTCGCCATAATACTCAACAAAACTTTTAGGTATCATAACAATTCTCCATTAGATAGTTTCATAGCAGATAGAGTTAGTGTATATGTTCTTGGGGATATTGTATGTTTACATGCGAAGATTAAAAAATCACCCGACTTCTTTCTATCATATATTCTGTCTTTTTGCTCAGTGTTGGTATTACGTAAAAACCGTATATCGATCTTGTTACCGATAGTCTTGTTCGCGTTTCCGTCTAGGAATTCAACACCGTCAACGATTATGTCTATCTTATTATTAGTCAACATATACGCCATTGATCGATTGACGATATTAAGTTTATACTGTCCACTGGTTTCACTTTCCATGTAAGACTTTTGTGTATCGTATGCGTTTGTACCGCCTATCTGTGTGATCTTTCTGCTAGTAATATCACCCTTCGTATCATCTAGCCTAGAACTATCAAATATAGGAGTACCCTTATCAACAATTTTATCTTGTCTTAATAACTTAACGACTTCATTATCGATATTAAAATCGAAGTCTACAACCTTATTCTTAGTTACATCTACATAAGAATACTTGGACCCTACCATACCTTCGCGAATCAATCCAAATATATTGTTGGTGTTCTTAGATTGATGTCTCATTATTGTTCTATTGCGAGCGACTGTAGGTTGTTCATCATTACCAGATGCGCTTTCTGAAAAGGTGAAAGGCATATCTGGATTTATTTTTATTCCTGTCATCATGCTTCGGAGATCATTGAAGTTTAATTCTTTATCTACTAAGGTCGAGTACAAATAAAATGGATACCCGTCACTGGTCGATGCTCGGTTCTTAATCCAGCACATAGCCTCTATCGGAGTTAAGTTAGGTACAATGACCTTCATTGATTGAAAGTCAGTAGATGAACTCTTAATATCTTTTGAAAAGAACTCGTTAGATATAGTCGAGATAATAGCACTAGGCTTGCCACTCATGGATCTATTCAAATTGTGTAGGTTAGATAGGTATCCGATATCTTCGATCAGATGAAAGACGAACATCTCTACATTATCCGATGTCTTATCAGCACTGACTATCTTATCAATAAAGAATGTTTTGGAAACAACTCGTGTTGAACTGTTCTGCATACTCTTCAGATCTATAGTAATTTTCTCACCACCTGAAATATCTAATGATCCAATTATATCTTCTTGATCAACGTATGCCAGAGCGGCGGTTAGGTACGGTTTATCGAGATGTTCAAAAATGTCTATCCCACTAGTTGTACTGGATATCTCAATAGTTGGTTTAGAAGCAGAAGTTTCAAGTAATACACGTTGTATTGAAAGATTATCAGAAAAGTCCTGTTCTGCTGGGGCTTTATCACTCATTACGATCTCAATGCTTCATTAAATAGTGCTTGTACAGTGTTGATAGACGATGGTTTAATAACGCGTATCTGTTTCAACTTATCATTTTCCTCAACATAGAAATCTAGGTTGGTTTTTGGAACTGCACCTAAAGGCACACTCATATTACTTAGATCAAGGTCGACTCTTTCATTATTAAGTACGTAATGGTTCGCTGCAAGATACTCTTTGGACGCCCCAGTTACAGTAACTATATCACCCTCACATATGGCAACCTCAGCCACATGGAACTCTAAAGCACTTGATAACTTAACTACGATTTGACCTAGGTTCAAGTTCTTATGTACAATAGTACCCGTCGCGTTACTATCACCCCCAGTTATGGTAGATCCTATATTAAATGCATCGTGTATAGGTCCGGTGGTTGTTATAGTAAAGTTCGAGTAATCCGATTTTGCCTTTTCTACAACACCTCTATATTCTAGAGGCCAACCCTGTTCACGTATCTTATCATTCATTAAATAGAATGTCCAGTGCATATGAGGATTTCTATATAAAGTAAACGCGGTCTGATCTGGCCTTTCTCCACCTTGAACATAATAGTCCTGATAGAACGCTGAATTAACTTTAATGTCATCTAGTATATCGACATAGGTTGCGATGTTCTGGACAACAGCCGATTCTTCGCTGTCGCCAAAGGAATAAAAACTTAATGGGAAATTCTTAAAATATGACATTAGTATCCATCATCCTCCATAATATCTGCGCGGGTCAGTGTTCTCTCTTCGACGAAGTTTAATGATAGGTCGATTTCTACAGGTTGACCGTCGGGGTGAAATGCCATACTACTGGCATTGTAGTTAGTAGCGATTGACTTTAGGTAGCACTTTTTCATTCGATTACCAACACGGACCGGAGATCCTTCTTTCGGTTGATACATAATATCTAATTCAAACATGTGTGGAAATTTATAACCCGCACTAACACCACCAACATCAATTGATTCCGGATAGGCATACATACGAAATCTTCGAATAATTTTCTTGACCGCCTTTGCTTCTTCAGCACTCTTTGCGATAAATTTGAATGCGAATGAAAACTCTCTTATGTTCACACCCTTGAATAATGCACGTACGTTAGGGTTCACGGTTACACCACCCACTAGAGATGATGCCATATTCGCCTCTGCGCTAACTCCGCCAGCCTTACCTATTCTCGTTGCCATCTTGTTCATCGCAAGTGCTGCCTGAGCACCAGATAGGTTACCCATAGCAAAATCCATGACTCCCGTCATTCCTTTTGATGCGGTATCTGCTAGAGCTCCTAGGATACCTTTACCTCCACTGAATTGTTGGGCAAGTCCAGCACCTATAGCACCCAGTTCAGGTGTTGCATAATTAAGACCGTCAGTTTGTTGCAGCGATACAGGTAGATATAACTTTACAGATTCATCGGTGTCTCTCATTTCACTACTAGTAAAGGATAACTCACCCCCTTTCTCAACGAATCTGTTATCAATAGCCTTCTTGTTTTCTTTAGACTTCCTTTCGTACTGAGCGTCGGTTAGTTTCCCATCCTTTCTCTTAGTCCTTAATTCGTCTTCTTCATTTAATAACTTTCTGTATTCTTCATCTCCCTGTAGAGTAGAAGCAACATCTGCAGCGCTAGAAGTAAGACCCGGCGGGACTATCTCAAATATTTTAAAGGATATGCTTGCGCCATACCTGTCTTGAGAATGGACAGGAAATATTAATTTAGATGGAGCTTTATCAGCAACATTCTGTGGTTGTTCTTCTTTCTTTTCTGCTTCGGTTTTTTCTTCGGGTGATAGATCGAATATTTCCGACAAAAATTCTAGTATAGCCATGAGGGTGAACCTATGTTTATAAATACTGTTTGACTATTTATACATAAAAACAATGAACTTAGTAAACGATACCAAATTCCTTACCGATGGATGGCCGCCTTATGAAGAAGGTCATGTTATACCAAACGACATGACCTGCCGAATGGTATATGTAATATTGAAGATGACTCGTTCCAAAAACATCTTGGAGATAGGATTCAACTACGGACACAGCGCATACGTTTTTCTAAACACCGATACCTCGCTTAAATATCATTCGATTGATATATGCCAATACGACCATACAGCGGTCAACGCTAATAAACTCATTGATATGTACCCCGATAGGTTCGAGTTCACTCACATGAGTTCACACGATATCGACCCATCTAAGGTGTCCCACTATGATATGATATTCATTGATGGCGACCACAGCATCGATGGTATGTCACGGGACCTGAACCTATGTCAACAATCACGCCCTAAGTACATTCTATTCGACGACTACGTCGGCCGACTGTCGATGGATGAGAAGATAGATTCACCTAATCCAAAGAGATTGGTACAACACTTTCTATCCAAACCAGACTTCCCATACGAAATAGCACGTGAGTTCGTGTACCCTGCTACCGATCGTATGAACCACATGGTGTTATTAAAACGTGAAGACATATAAAGGTAGATACAAACCAAAGAACCCAGAGAAGTATGCTGGGGACGTGGACAATGTCGTCTACCGTTCGGGGTGGGAACGACACGTTATGAAATGGTGTGATGACAGTCTGGACGTGGTACAATGGATGTCCGAAGAGTTGGTAATCCCCTACATCTGTGAGACTGATAAGAAGCCGCATCGATACTTCATGGACTTCGTTATCAAGTACAAGTCTGGACGTGTTGTACTGGTCGAGGTCAAACCCCATAAGCAGACCCTACGTCCTGAACGCAAGCAGGGAAAGTCCCGTCACACTCTATTGAACGAGGGTATGACGTACGTCAAGAACCAATCCAAGTGGAAGGCAGCATCCGAATACGCAAAGGATAGAGGGTATCACTTTGAGATATGGACAGAGAACGAACTCACCGCAATGGGTATCATGCCCAAGTCTACCCAACGTATGCGTACTAAAAAACCACTAAAGAAACTACCGCCGTTCAGAAAGAAGAAAAAATCGGTATAAATAGAAGTACGAATTTTTTACGGTAGCGACATGTCTAACATATTTCAACGATTAGAACTACAAGCGTTCCGTGCGGGTATTACTCCTCGTACCAAAGAATCGCGAGAATGGTTTCGTAAGAAGATCAAGAATATGCGCAGTATCAAGCGCGAGGCCTTGATGAAAGAAGATCCGTTGAAGCAAACGGGTCAAGAAATCGTTGGTAGTATGTACATGTTTTTCTACGATCCGAAACATAAAGATACATTACCGTACTATGACACATTTCCATTAGTCGTCGTAGTAGGTCCGGCAGAAGGTGGGTTCTATGGGTTGAACCTACACTACCTTCCACCTATCCTACGTGCGAAGATGTTGGATGCGTTGATGGATATCACCACGAATACTAAGTTCAACAGTTCTACTCGATTCAAGATGTCGTATGAGTTGTTGGTCAAGACAAGTAAGTTGAAGTACTTTAAACCGTGCTTCAAACATTATTTGAATGAACACGTACAAAGTAAGTTCGCAATGGTACCTGCACCAGAGTGGGAGATCGCTACATTCCTACCGACCGCAGACTTCCGTAAGGCAAACTCTAAGAAGGTCTACTACGACTCTAAACAGATGATAGGCGAATAGAAATGGCAGGAATAGAAGAGTTAAAAAGTAAACTGATAGCAAAGAATGGTATCGCAATGGCGAACCAGTTCGCGGTCAATCTACCTACCTTGGATAAGAATACCTCATCGGACACACTTAATGTCTTATGTAAAGAGGTAAGTCTGCCTGGCCGTCAAATGATGAGCCTGGATAGGACAGTCGGTATATTTCAAGAGAAGGTGGTGAATGGATTTGGTGTAGAGGATGTCACGATGACTTTCTATGTGCTGAATGACTATGGTGTCCGTAGATACTTTGATGAATGGACCAAGTTAATATACACCGACATAAAAAGAGGTGAGGTTAACTATAAGAACAACTACACCTTTGATGTCAACATTCGCCAACTACAAAAACCTTTAGCAAGATTTGGATTCGATATAGGTCCATTTGATATAAATCTAGATGTGGGAAATAAGTCTATATACAGTGTAAAACTAATAGAGGCGTTTCCAACATCTATTGCAGCAATCCCACTGTCTAATGACGGTCAATTGGTCGAGTGTACTGTACAACTTTCATATACCGACTATGAAGTAATCAAGGATGAAAGAGAGTTGTTTGATCCTAGTATCAATATAAATCTAGGTGGATTAATTTAATATACATTATAGGATAAATCATGGCATTACCAAAACTGAATGAAAACCCAAGTTATAGCATTGAAGTACCGTCTACAGGACAGAAGACTACATTTAGACCTTTCCTAGTAAAGGAACAGAAAAACCTCCTGATTGCATATGAAACACAAGAGCGCAAAGATATGGTACGTGCGATATTGCGAACTATCGACGCTTGTGTTGAAGAACCTTTGGAAGGTACATTGACTACATTCGATGTAGACTATCTATTTACAAAAATTCGTGCCAAGTCGGTAGGCGAATCCGCAGATATTCAGGTATCCTGTAGTGAATGCGGTGAAGCAAATAAGGTTTCGGTTGAGCTTGATGACATTAAGATGAGTGGGGAGACAACAAATAATCTGATCGAAATTACTGATAGTGTTTCTATACAGATGCGTTATCCATCATATGAAGAGTTCTTGAACAATGATTCATTGTTGTCTACCGAAACAACGACAGAGGGTCTATGGGAGTTATTAGTCGTTTGTATGGAAGCAGTGTTGACAGACGAAGAACGAATCTCTATGAATGATCAGTCAAAAGAAGACGTGTCAGAATTCATTGACTCTATGACTTCAGATCAGTTTGCGAAAGTATCTGAATTTATCAATTCGGTTCCTAGCGTAACACAAGATGTTAAATTTGAATGTACGTCTTGTGGCCATGCGAATGAAAGAACACTAAAGGGGATGGATGATTTTTTTTAGTAAATCTCTCTCATGATAACTTGACAAATTACTATCAAGTTAACTTCCAGCTTCTTAACAACTTTAATTACTCACTGGAAGAGGTCGAAACAATGATTCCGTGGGAGAGAGAGATCTACTTAATGATGTTGATAGAAGACATCAAAGAGAAAAACGAAAGGGCAAAACAACAAGGATAATAAATGTCTACTCTCAAAGAAGTGTCCGACAACTTAAAATCAGTTGACCAAAAAATGGCATCTGTTAGATCGGGACAATACGACCAGAACAGATTGAATATTGATAATTCTGACAGATTGATAGCTGTTATGGAAGACGTTGTCATGCGTACTGGTCGTAGCGAAAATATCCTTAG